CACAAGCCAAATGCTTTGCTTTTAGTGAATCCAGGTTTAGCTACTGTTTGAGTGTTGAGTGTTTTCATGGTATACTCCTTGTATAGATGTTTTTTTCTTGCACAGGCCCTTACCTGTGCTTTTTTAGTGCTTCAATCCGCACCCATAGCCCCACCGCTTTGTAAATATGTTTTTTTAGAAAGATTTTGTGTGGGTAGTAAAGTGTTATTTTTGGGGAAATGGGTATAAGACACACTCCACGATGGGGCCGTGGCTACGGATTGAAGATGTCGATGTTATCGGTTTCCGTATTTTGCTAGTAAGTCACGCTCACGTTTTTGGCGTGCTTCATATTTGCGTTCGTTTTCCTCATATGGTGTCCATACGGGTTCGAAGAAATATTCTGGTTCTTGTTTCTCTTTTACAAATAGCCATTTAAATAGTTTTTTCATTTTTAATTTCCTTTCTGTTTTCCCTAACCGCACTAGTGAGCTAGTGAGTTGTAAAAAAATATTTTTAGGAGATTTTATAATGTCAAGTATTGTAGTTGGTATTGCTTGCCTTGAAATCTCGCTAGCTCACTTCTGCGGCCAGGGATGTTTTTCTAAATGTCCAAAATTTTGTGAGTTCTACATGCAGCAATGAAACCAATTGCTGCATCTTGAAACAGCTTTTTAATTTTCGCGTCTGATGTGTCTGGTTTGCTGCAAACATCTCTATACATCAGACATTCTGTGTCGATGTCATCGAGTTCGCTCTTCACTTCTTTCGAAAAATCCATTGTCTGATTGATGTATAGAATCAGATAGCGGATATTGTCGAGAGCTGGGATGCCGCCTTCCATCTTGTGGAAGTCTTTGTCGAATTGGATAGCGCAAGTTACCAATCTCTTGATGCAATATTTATTTGCCATGTTTGTGCTCCTTTTAGGCAATCTCTTGCCGGTGTGTTATTTGAATCTGTTTCTAGTTTTCCACTCGATGAAGGACTTAAACCCTTCATAGTTGATGAAAACCAGTTTATGCGTCGGGTTGAATACGTAGTCCCGAAAGTCTTTGTTGTCCCTCATTTCTCGAATAAGGTTCTTTGCCATTGACTTACCTAGGCCTTCCCACCGCTGCATGAGGTGGTCGTAGTCTCCCCACTCAGCCGTTTCATTAGCTCCGACTGGTTTATAGGTTATTTTCATTGGTAGTCCTTTCTGTTTCTAACCTCCATTTCTGCTATAATATAGTCGGAAAGGAGGTTAACTATGATTACTTGTCACATTATGATTAATGGTCATGTTGAACCTGCACCAATGACATTGCCCACTATTCCTACTATCGGTTCTGTCATTGCTAAGTCAGCAGACCATAAATCTGAGCATTACTTGGTGAAATGCGTTGAGTATGTCAACGGACATGATACTGTCAATCTACATGTTCAACCATTTCCTAACCAAATCAGTGTTGTCAACGCTGTTGATGGTTTCAGGAATAGCAGATAACTCTACTATCTTGACCCAGTAGCTATCTAGCACTTTCTTATCAACGTAGACCGCTTGTTCGCATAAACCGATGTGTCCATCAATGACCATCGCTCTACGGACGAGTAGGTCTTTTTCTGTCTCCAGTTCAATACGTCCAGCAATATCGCCAGAGATTTCAAGGTACTTGTATGGTTCTTTCATCTTTGCTCCTTTCATAATTCTTAACTTGAATAAAATTCAAGTTTTGCTGTAAAAAAATATCAGATACCGTACAAATCAGACGATTGAATGTGGTATTTATTACAGATAGTTACCATTTTCTTAGGAGAAATAGAAAGCACATTCTTTTCCCAAGCGCTAACTGTCTGAGCTGTAGTACCAATGCTTTCAGCGAATTGGGCTTGTGTCAGATTGTGACGGGCTCGAAGTTCTTTGATTGTAATTTTTGGAACTGTTTCTGTCATTTTGTTCCTCCTTTCTAACTAACTTACAAACATATTATAACTTGAATTAAATTCAATGTCAACAGTTTCATTGATTTTTTTTCAAGTTTTTTTGTTTATTTTATAAATCAACTTGAAAATTAAGAAAGTCTACTATATAATGTTAATATAAACAGCAAGGAGAAAGATATGGATTTGAATAAGCAAAGAGGTAGCAGAATTGAAAGTTTGAGAGCTAGCAAGGGCATTAGCCAACTTGAATTAGCGAAAATGTTAGGGTATAAGTCTGACTCAACTATTTCAAAGTGGGAAAGCGGGGCTAGTATTCCAACGGGAACCAAGATTGTAAAATTAGCTCAAGCCTTGGGGACTTCGACAGACTACATTCTTTTTGGAGAAGGCCCAGAAACCACTGAGGAACAACAACCTAATTCCCATGACATTGATGACATCATAGCAAACGCTATGATGTTCGATGGCAAACCACTGACTAGTGATGATAAACGTGCCATTCGAGGCATAATCGCTGGTTACATGAGTAGTAAGGAGAACTGATAGTTATGGAGAAAGAATTGCTTGAGCAGTTCAATGTCTCTATCTGTGAGTTTAGTTCTAGTCAGTGGTCCAGAAACGGCTTTCTCGACCCTATAAACAGAGTCGTTTACATCAACGGGGATTTAGCCCCAGAAATACGTTTGAAGGTCATTTTACATGAATTGGGCCACCTAGAGCACAATTCCAAAGACTATGAGCGGTTACGGGAGAAGTTTGAAGCTCAAGCCAATAGAGACATGATCCGTGGATTGCTCGAAAACGAATCCTTGGATGATTTTAACTACGTTCGTTTTATGAAAAAATATAATCTCACCACGATTTGTGATGAGACATTCGTAAAACATGAATATTTGAAATTACTAAAAAAGCCCTATAATCTCCCTCGCCAAAGTTAGATTATAGAGCTTATGCATCACAGAAAAAACGTGTAAACTGAGAGCAGTCTTACAAGTCTTTTTTCTGTACCCATTTTACCAAATAATAGGAGATATGACAATGTGGGTAGAACAATTACCGAATGGAAAATATAAATATTTCGAGAGATACAAGGACACTTACACGGAGAAATGGAAACGAGTATCTGTTACGCTTAACAGTGGGTCTAATCGAGCAAAGAAAGAAGCTCAACGCTTGCTTGATGATAAGATAGCCCAGAAAATAGAATCATCAAGCACTACTAATGTATCATTCCATAGTGCTTTCAGTGCATGGTGGGAATTTCACCAAGTTAAGCTCAATCAAGAGCCTTGCAGCATCCGTTAAACGAATATCTGACACTATCGAACAAGGAACAATCTTATCAAATATCAATGTCCGACTTATCCAATCCTTGCTAGACACCGAAGGCTGGACAGATTCACAGAAATATCGTGCCAAGACCGTACTAAATACATTTTTCGATTATGCTATGGATCAACAACTTATAACTGATAACCCATCGAGGAAGGCACGATTGCCAAAGAAAAATAATAAGCTCGAAAAACAGCAAGCTGCCAAGAACAAGTACTTAGAACCAGACGAATATAGCAGATTGTTGAAAGAACTCTATCGAAAAGATATAACGTTGAGATATGCTCTAGCGTGTGAATTTATGCTTTTAAACGGGTGTCGGATTGGTGAACTGGCTGGGCTAACTATTTCAGATTACCACAAAGAGACACGTTCTTTGGATATCCACACGTCCTTCAACAGATATATCCCAGAAAACGAAGGGACAAAAACAGTCGCTAGTTACCGAACAACCTATCTCACCAATCGTGAGATGGAAATCATTGACCAGATACTAGAGTTGAAAGCATTAAGCGAATCAACCAACCCAGATTGGTATCATAGCGATAAAATTTTCACGACCAATACTGGCAAGCCTATCCATAGCACAATCCTAAGTGCATCACTTCAACGAGCCAACGCAAGACTGGAAACACCTATCGATAAGCACCTATCCCCTCATATCTTTAGACACACCACAATAAGCATATTAGCTGAAAACAACGTGCCACTAAAAACCATCATGGATAGAGTTGGCCATGCTGATTCAGAAGTGACTACCAGCATCTATACTCATGTCACTAGGAACATGAAAGACCAAGCGGTCAATGTTTTAGATAACATCATTACGAATAACCTTGCCCCCTCTTTGCCCCTCGAGTAGAAAAAAAGAACCCTAGGTTTAACCTAGAGTCCTCAGAAACGTTGTTAAATCAACGTTTTATTTTTTCAAGTTGTAG